TTATCTAAAAAAAAGTTTGCAAAAAGTTTGGAGATATGTAAAAAGTCCGTATCTTTACATCAGTAAACAAAACAAAAACAAAATAAAATGAAAGCAACTTTAAAATTCCAAACAAACGAACAAGCAAACAACTTCGCACTAGCATATAGCAGAAACACACTTGGCGGTCACATAGTCGGAAATAAAGAGGTTACGATTTTCAATATAGATGAGGAGAAAAAAGAGTTCATTGATTCATACGTAAAGAGTTTAAATAAATAAGATAAGAAGTAAGAAGAGAGAGAGCCATTCGAGAGAGTGGCTTTTTTTATGCATAACATTTTCAAGGGTTTCGTGTTATATAAATAATTAATAGTTAATTTCTTTTAATATGGACAAGCGAAAATTAAACGGAGGACATTCGACAAAGGCTAAAGGAAGCGATAAGAGGAAGAATCAATACAGAGATGCACTAGAACAAGCGAACTCAGTAGAGGATGTCGTAGAGGTGCTTAAAATGGTTAAGAACAAGGCAGTCGAAAAGCAATGCATTCAAGCGAGTAAATTATTCCTTGAATACTATCTAGGTAAACCTGAAACATCTATTGATATCAAATCAACTGAGGGTGTTAATATAGACTTCAAAGAGCTATTTAAGTTTAAAGACTAGTGATTCAGATTAACTCTAAGTATAAGCCATTAGGCAATGATACACGCTACTTTGTTGTGACGGGTGGTCGTGGTTCAGGTAAGTCCTATAGCGTCAATTCATTACTTGTAGCCTTAACCTATGAGTCAGGTCACGTGATACTATTCACGCGTTATACAATGGCGTCTGCTCACATATCTATTATTCCTGAGTTCATTGAGAAGTTGGAGGAGTTAGATAGAGTGGAAGACTTTCACATCACTAAGGATGAGATAACAAACCTACAGACAGGAAGCAAGATAATATTTAAAGGTATTAAGACCTCATCAGGAGACCAAACGGCTAACCTAAAGTCATTGCAGGGTGTCACTACATGGGTACTTGATGAAGCGGAAGAGCTTGTCAGCGAGGACATCTTTGATAAGATAGACTTATCTATCAGGGCAAAGAATAAAGACAACAGAGTAATCCTTATATTAAACCCTACAACAAAGGAACATTTTATATATCAAAGGTTCTTTGAGAATAGAGGAGTTCAGGCGGGAACTAATATAGTCAAGAACGACGTAACCTACATACACACTACCTACCTAGATAACAAAGAGAACCTATCGGATAGTTACCTAAGCCAAATAGAGAACATTAAACAACGTAGACCAAACAAGTATAAGCACCAAATACTAGGGGGATGGTTAGACAAAGCTGAAGGCGTTATATTCGACAATTGGTCGTTAGGTAAATTCAAAGAGGTTGCTACCTCGGTATATGGACAAGACTACGGATTCAGTAACGACCCCTCAACACTTGTTAAGACGTCTATAGATAAATCTAACAAGGTTATATACGTTAAGCTACTTATGTATAAGCAAGGTCTCACAACGTCTCAGATAGCATCCCTAAATACATCTCATGCAGGTAAGTCACTTATAGTAGGTGATAGTGCGGAGCCTCGATTAATATCAGAGCTAAAAGCATTAGGCAATAATGTAGTTCCCACAATTAAAGGAGCTGACTCTATAGTGTATGGCATCTCATTACTTCAGGATTACGACTTAGTGATAGATGAGGATAGTGTAGACCTAATTAAAGAGTTAAACAACTATAGCTGGTTAGAACGCAAATCAAAGACGCCTTGCGATAAATATAACCATGCGATTGACGCATTGAGATACGCTGTTAGCTATCAGTTGGCGAATGCTCATAAGGGTTCTTATAACATAGTTTAAATTAATAGGTTATATAGATATGAAGTTAAGAGTACCAAGTTCATTAGAAGAGATAACAACAGGTCAATATCAGGAGTTTATAAAGGTTCAGCAGAATAGCAATGATAATGAATTTATAGCTCAGAAAATGATATCTATATTTTGTGGCATACCCATGAAGGATGTAATCAACATAGAGTATAATTCAGTGGTTGACTTAACCAATCATTTCACTAGCTTATTCTCTGAGGAGCCTGAGTTTAAAACACGCATAGAATTTAACGGCATTGACTTGGGTTTCATTCCTAATTTAGAGAAAATCAGCATGGGGGAATATATCGACCTCGAAGAAGGCTTAAAGGATTGGTCAACATATCACAAAGCTCTGTCAGTTATGTATCGACCCGTTGAATTAAAGGTGGGTGATAAGTATGAGATAAGGAAGTACGACGGCTCAGAAGACTTCCATGAGCTATTCAAAGAACTCCCTGTCTCTGTTGCTTTATCTGCAACGATTTTTTTTTGTCGTTTAGGGATAGAGTTATCAAAAGCTATCCTGACATCTTCGACTCAGACTCAGGAGACTCAGAAAAAGACTTCACAAGCAGAGGGCAATTCGCAAGAAACTGGGGATGGTATCAATCAATATACGCAATCGCAAAAGGAGATTTATTACGCTTTGACGAAGTCACTAGAATGGGAATACACGAGACCCTTACATTCCTTTCATTTGAAAAGCAAAAGCAAATAATAGAGAATCAAGAACTAAAAAAAATAACTAAAAGATAATGTATTTCGATTTAATAAACAAACTAAAAGAACATCTAGATAATGACCCGATTGTTACAACTACAACTCAGGGGGATATCTTAGATATAGACCTAAGTAAAGCCACTTTATTCCCATTAGCTCATATAGTCATCAATAATGTAACCATAGGGACTAATGTAACAACATACTCAGTATCTATTATCGGTATGGATATAGTTGACTTTAGTAAAGAAAAGTCTACAGGATTCGAGGGTAATGATAATGAGTTATACATCCTAAATACACAACTCGAAGTGATGAAGCGTATTTGTGCAGTAATGACTAGGGGTGATATGTACAGAGACGGATTTGAGTTAGTTGGCGAGCCTACCGCTGAACCATTTACAGATAGATTCGAGAATGTTGTGGCAGGTTTTACGCTATCAATGACAATCAACGCTCCTAATAATATGACATCTTGTTAGAATGGATAAGAAAGAGCTGTATGATTACTTAGAGGGCTTTAAAAACAACATTGTTAAGGAGGCTAAAAACAATACTAATAAGTTCTCAACTACAGGAACATTGAAAGACTCTATTAAGGGTGTTGTAAACGTATCTAAGAACTCTATTCAAATATCCTTTACAATGAGGCCGTACGGATTCTTTAAAGATAGAGGTGTTAAGGGTACTGAATCAGGTGAATCTCTATCAGGTTATTCTTATAAGTCAGGTGCTGAGAACGCACCACCTCCAAGGGTGTTTCATAAGTGGGCGATAAAGAAAGGATTGTCTACAGGTAAAGACCCTAAAACAGGAAGATTTGTCTCTATAAAGGGGTTGAAATTCGCATTGAGTAGACACGTCCAAAAGCATGGTATTAAGAAAACAATGTTCTTTACCAAGCCATTCGAGAAGCATTATAAAACGCTTTCTAAAGAGGTAACTACTAAGTACGGATTAGTCTTAGAGAAGTTATTAAAGCAAACAATAGACCAAACAATTAAAGAGATAAATCAAACCAAATGAGCCGCATATATACAAGGTCACCTTTCATTATAGATATCAATGAGTCAGGACAGACAGGGAGTAAGGTAGAGATAACGATATGGAGCGAGGGAACAACTGAACCAACCCTACCAACATACACGTTAACCAAGAACGTACCTAGTTCAACGAACCCATTAACAACTTATAATGTATCGCCATTTATTAGAGAGTACATCAACCTATCTAATACTAACGGAATATACAATACTTACAACGTAGATTTAAATAGCTCATACTACGCAAATGTACGTATAAAGAGATTCAAAGATGTATCAGGTACATTCTCTTTACTAAACAACATAACATATAAAGCCTTTGACGGATTCGGATTATTCACTGAGGGTTATAACGTAGACCTTGGGAGAGTTATGCTTGATGAGGGTACTTATACATATCATAAACCTGACTTAAATAACTTGTCACTTGATAATAATAAGGCGGGTGATATAACCATCATGACTGAGGTTAACGATATAGTTAGATATAGAAACCTATCAGACGGAACTATAACCAACGAAACAATAT